GTTTAGTTAAAATAATAGAACCTATTAAACGCACGACTATTAGTCGGCTTAACAAATCTAAAAAATGGAAATATGGATACAATAAAGAAAACGATATCGTTATTATATCAAAAACTGGTAGAATTGGGAAGATACTTGAAATACAAGGGCTGCGCATTGCTTTGCCGATGGAACCAATGCACGTGCACTCCAATGCCAAAAACAAATGGCAAAAAATAAATTATCCAAAAGAATTAAGTAGATTAAAAAATATATTTGATTGGAGAAACCATCCAGAAGAACAAAAAGAACAATGGTTTGATTATATAGACGAAGAGTTTAGAAGAAGAGATGAAGGCTTTTGGTTTATAAACAATGGTAAACCAACTTACATAACAGGCGCTCATTATATGTATCTTCAATGGAGTAAAATAGACGTAGGTGCACCTGACTTTAGAGAAGCTAATAGATTATTTTATATATTTTGGGAAGCATGCAAAGCAGACAAAAGATGCTATGGTATGTGTTATCTTAAAAACCGTCGTTCTGGTTTTTCTTTTATGTCTTCAGCCGAAACAGTTAATTTAGCCACTATATCAAGTGATAGTAGATATGGGATACTTTCTAAAACTGGTGCTGATGCTAAAAAAATGTTTACAGATAAAGTAGTACCAATTAGTATTAACTATCCATTTTTCTTTAAACCTATACAAGATGGTATGGATAGGCCAAAATCAGAGTTAGCATATAGAGTTCCAGCTAGTAAGTTTACTAGAAAAAAGATTACTGCAAACGAACAACTTGAAGATATACAAGGATTAGATACGACTATTGACTGGAAAAATACTGGTGACAATAGTTATGACGGTGAAAAACTAGCTTTACTAGTACATGATGAAAGCGGTAAATGGGAAAGGCCAGATAATATATTAAACAATTGGAGAGTTACTAAAACATGTCTTAGATTAGGTAGTAGAATTATTGGCAAGTGCATGATGGGCTCAACTTCAAACGCTCTTGACAAAGGTGGAAATAACTTTAAAAAACTATACAATGCATCAGATGTCACTAAACGAAATAGAAATGGCCAAACAAAATCTGGTTTATATTCTCTTTTTATCCCAATGGAATGGAACTACGAAGGATTTATTGATGAGTATGGAGTTCCAGTATTCACTACTCCTGACAACGATGTGCTTGCCCCAGACGGTGAATTAATAGATATAGGCGTAATTGATCACTGGCAAAATGAAGCTGACGGTTTAAAAAACGATCAAGATGCTTTAAATGAATTTTACCGACAGTTTCCAAGAACAACTGAACACGCGTTTAGAGATGAAACAAAAAATAGTATATTTAACTTAATAAAAATATACGAGCAGATAGATTATAATGAAGAGATGGGTAGATCTCTTGGTGTTACAACTGGTAACTTTCAATGGGTTAATGGTATTAAAGATTCTCAAGTAATTTATTATCCAGATCCAAAAGGTAGATTTAAAATAAGTTGGGTACCGCCTCAACAATTACAAAATAGAGTGGTTATTAAAAACGGTATAAAATATCCTGGTAATGAACACATGGGAGCATTTGGTTGTGACTCTTATGATATATCAGGAACTGTAGATGG